GCAATAGCTCTAGTATTTTCACCCAACAACCTATATTGTTTAATATTTAATAGATTATCATCCAATGATGCAAGTTTAAGACTTTTGGCTATGTACCAACTACCAGAAGAAGCTCTTAATACAGATTCTTTTGTGTAATATACATCAAAATCAGAATTATATAAAATCTTAAACAAAAATTTATATGCTGCAGGAGTACCTTTAGCCTGATAAAATTGCTTAGCATATTTTACGGCTCGTGATTTATCAATTAGTAAATCTTTTGGAAAGAAAGGCAAAAAGTCATTGACAAAATAATCAATAAATTCATTGGTGGTATTATCAACATCTGTATAATTTAATATATTTTTTGCTCGATTGGTTACACCACCTTCTTGTTCCATCCATTCATAATATGCTTGTAAAAACAGTACAAAATTAGCATATGAGGGATCGTCCCGAATATAAGCGGGAAGCTGATGTGGTATCAGTAATGAAGTTTTTGTGTTATCTGGAATCATTAAAAGTTGGTTCTAGGAATGACATTAACGGTAATGGCGTTTGCATCATATTCATCAATTGTAATAATTCTGTTGTAAGATGATGATATTGTTGAAACTGTTGGTGTTGCTGTAACTGTTAATAATCCAAATTCATTATTGACACTAACAGGACTAAAAGCGTCCAGAGTGATGATGCCATTATCATATTCAATATTTCCAATGTTATCACTCAAAACAGTTTTGGCGTTGTTATTATTGTTATAATATGTTCTTAGTGTTCCGTATTTACCTTCTAAGTTAACAACTAGTGCCGCTAATTGACCAGTAGTGTCACCTGGTTGAGGAGTTACAGTTGCAATTGCACTGGTGTAATTGTTACCCGTATTTGTAATTACAACATTTTTGATACTTCCACTAGCTAATACTGCTGTTGCTGTTGCACCAGATCCATCACCCAGAATATCAATTTTTGGTGCATATTGATAACCATAACCAGGATTAATAACAGAAATTGATTCAACACCATATGTGGCTACAGGAACCTCATCAATATAGACATTGTTAATTGTTCTTTGTGGATTTGCCGGATCAATATATTGTAATGTTGGTGAACTGCTTGTACCAGATTGAAACAAACCTTTTTGTAAAGGAACATTATAATATAACTTATATGTTGTTGGAATTGAAAAATTTGGATAAAACTTTTTTTGTAGTTTTATTTTATAATCACTGGTAATTACTGCATTATTAAAAGATTGAATGGTTGTCAACAATTCGTAACTACTAAAGGTTGAGTTGAATGTATTGAGTGTTCTTCTACCAAATGCTGCAATTGCATTTTTAATACCCGTTTGCATCTCTGAAGCAGACAAAGATGTTTTTGTTGGGTCGTAATAAACATTGACATCTAATTTGATGTATGTATAATCTGGATCAACAATTGTAGGGGTAACAGTTAAAACACTAATAGGTTTAATAACATCGTTCACAATTTTTTGTTTTTGAACTTGAGTTAAACTGTAACCACCTGTTGGTTTTAATGAAATAAACACTTGACCATAAACTGGTGGATCATTTTCTTCTCCACCCCAAACGTTAACAGCATCAAAAGAGAAACCTAAATTATTTTGTTGCACCGCTGAAATATAATCATTTTTAGATACAGCTCTATTTTGAGCTGAGTATGATTTAACAGATTGATATTTAATTGATTCTATGGTTTCTTTTGGTGATCCTTGAGAAGCTTTTACTCTTGGTTGAATAGAAATTGATGTGTAACCAAGTACACGATCCATCAATAAGAAGTTATTTGCGCCTGTGGCTCTATTTCCTTCTGTTGCAATATAAGATACTGTAACAATATTGCCATCACTTAATTCTTTTCCTAGAATGTCATCACCAAAAGAGATTTCATAATTTCCGTTGTTTAACTCTTGTAGAAAATAAACTTTAGATTCTTTATCAAGGGTTAAATAATTTTCAGCTGGCTGATAAACTTCATAAGATGTATTACCACTACTTTGTTGAACCATGACCTTCAATGTTGTCGTATCAATCAAAGTGTTTGTCAATTCAAATTTTTTCTTTGGATTGGTGGTTCCGTTAACTGTGTAACGGTGTGTGATTGGTGTACCTTGTTTTAGTTGAACATTTGTAAATGATGCGGTATTACTAGAAACAGATACAGTCGTTGCATCGGTTGTTACAAAGTTATAGTTTACACCATTAATTGCCTCAGACAAAAAGTTGGTAAATTTTGGTAATGTGAAAGAACTATTTGCAACACCATTGAAATTTATATTAACAAATGCAGTTGGAGCAACCGATGATCTTGGTACATAATTTAAAAGTTTGGCATGAGAAACTACAGAACCTCTTTGTAATGCAGAATCTAAGAACATTTCGTTAGCTACCATATTCAAATAGAAAGAATTATAGTGTGTATTGTATGCTAACACATCCAGCAAGACGGACATTGTTGAACCTTCAAAGTTATAGTCTTTGAGAGTATCTTGTGATTGTAGAAACTGTATAAAGTTTCTTTTAATATTACTGAAATCTAAATCAGCAATTTGTATATTAGAGTTGGCTGTTGCCATTATCTTGACCTTTCAAGAAGTAGATTAACTGCTGTCGGCAAAGTATTGTTTCCTATAAGAAAAGTTAAAGTAACTTTAAAAGCATTTTTGTCTGGTGCCGGTTCAACAACAATGTCTTGTATACTAACTCTTGGTTCAAAATTATTAATCACATTTCTAATTTCTGCTTTGATTAAACCAGCAGTCAAAACTGATATTGGCTCAAATAAAAGAGTGTCAATGTTTGAACCTAGAGTGGGTTGAAACAATCTTTCATAAAAATTAGTTAACAATAAGTTTCTAACCGAACGAATAACCGCCTGTTCATCGTAACTCAAAGCCACGTCATTCGACACAGGTAACTTCCTAAAAGTCAAATCCAAGTCGGAGTATAGTTTTTTAATTGTTGCCATTTAATATTTATGTCGTTAGAATTGATTAAAATAGTCATAATATGAAGGTGGTGGAACGACCACTGGAGGTTCCGTAACTGGTACCACAATATTATTGTTTGCAATATCCGTCTTAATTTTGTCTGTACCTATGTAATTGTCAATTAAATATGTTTGAGTTGAACCTATATTGTTTAAATTATCTATTTTAAAGTAATCATTTAATAAACTTATTGAATTGCCATAAAAAGTCCAGTCGTGTGTCCATCTCGAATATAAAAAATTATTTAAATTATCTACAACAGTTTTTATGGAATTAATTGACGATGAAGATAAATTTGTAGTATTACTACTGACAGAATTAATATAAATCCGACAATTACTGCCTAATGATGTGTTATTGGCATTTAATTCTGGTTCAATAAAAATGCTTGTAAACGAACCCATGGCAGGTAAACTATTGGATATACCATCAGTTTTATTTAATATTGTTAATAAAGTTTGTCCCGTATTAATTGCTGTTACATAGCATGGAATAGTATCGGAACCAGATGTTTCAGCAACACCAGACACATTATCAGTATGTGATTTAAATCTATCAATTTGAACCATACAATTAATAGATGAATTTAGTAAAGCAGAAGAATTAGCATCAATAACAGATAATGTTGCTATAGACGATATTAAGTTTGAAAGATTTGCAGTTAAACTATTACAAACATTTGCAACAGGATTAACAAAGTAATTGGTTGTAATTACATTATTATTCGCCAAATCATTTAGTTGCCAATCTGATAATTCAATATCTGTAGCCGCATCATTGATTGTGTTTATTGATTCTTCTGGTAAAGATAATCCATCACCAAATTTAGTTTGGTCAAAATTAAACTGTAATCTATCAAAAATTGTTGTCATTTATTATGGCATTGGTTGTAGTGGGCCAGATGTTGGCCCTTTTGGTGCACTATGATTGTGTCCATTAAACTTTGCTCTAGTTGACTGCATCGAGCCCATAGAGTCTTTTACTACGCCACCTTGAACAGTATTTGTTCCTGTTACCATAGGTGATAATACTGAATCGTTTGCAACAACTTTGCCGGCAGGATTTTCATAACCAGGTACGGTGAATCCTACGTTGACACCACCAATCGAATCGATTCCGCCTTGTGAAAATACTTTATAACCACAAGTTAAGTTTGT